ATACCATTTACAAATGCTTCAGGAGCAGAAGGGTCGGCTACGATATCACCTGCTGTTGCAAGTTGAAAATCGTCTTTAACATACTGTGCGTTTCCTTTGGATTCTAGTGAACCTAGTCCCCTTGAAGAAACACCTAGCTTTGCACCATCATCAATCAAGTTTTTAACTATCTGTCCGTTTGGTGTTGATAAAATCTTTGCTCGTCCCACGAAATTGTTACCATCTTCTTCTAGTTTGGTAATCATGTGAGACACTTTGTCTAAATTGATCGTTGGCCCTTCGGGGTGTCCTAACTCACCGAATGCACGATCTTGTTCTACGAATTCTTTGTTATACCTTTTTACTTCTTTCTGTATAACTTCTTTTGGGTATATCCTACCGTTACGATTTTTAATTTCGGATTGCATAAAGATACCTTCGATGAAGTAATCTTTCTTACCATCTTCTTTGCCCTCTACTATTACGGGGCTTACACTGTAGTCGTTAAATTCCGATATTAATTTCATTTACTAATTCCTCTATTGATATACCTTCTTCGGACATGTCTTTTAACATTTTCTTCACTGACTGCATACCAATTTTTAGGGACTCCTCATCTGAAAAAGTTTCTTGTATATCTTGTCCGTTTAGAAATACAGTTATACCTTCTTCACATTCGGTGTATATTATATTTATAGTTTCTTCACCGAATATTAGCTTTTCCCTTTTGATGACCTCATGACCTTCGGGACAATTAAACTTTGCCTCGTGAAGTTCCTGAGCTACATCGGAGAATGTTTTCACTTCTCTACTTCACCTTCTGAGTTATCACCCATCCAGTTCACTGACTTTTCAACTCTTTTCATATCAACTGTTTCTGCAGCTTTGTTCTTGATACCATCAAATACACTTTGTTTGGCCTGTTCAAGTTTACCTGCTTCTATTTCGTCAACAATCTTTCTTGCATCACTCATGGTTAAAATCCTCCAAATCCATCATCTTCTTCTCCACCTTCCTCATCAGCACCCTCATCTTTTATCTGAGCATCGATGATTTTGATGTCCTCTTCTGTTTGTCTTAGTACATACTTTCTAATGTATTCGTTAGAATAGTATTTACCAACATAATCAGAAATAGTTCCAAGGGTATCTAATCTCTCCCTTAGAATCTCTGCATCCTTCAACTCTGTAAAGTGGTTGTCAGTTGCAAATTCATACTGAATGAAGTCTTTAACCTTGTCAAATTCTTCTCCAGTTACGATCTCCTTAAGAACTAAATGAGTCTTAAGAATATCTGTAAAAACTCTTCCAAACTTCTTTTGAAGTCTGTTTGTGAACTTATTAAATTTAAGTTCGTCTCTTGAGATTTCTGATGCACGACCCATGTTAAATCCATTGTCTGCTTCTAATCTCGTTGCAGGCACATTTAGTGACTGATATAACTTCTTCTTGAAGTATTCTATATCGTCTATGTCTGCAAGGTTTTGACCGCCTGGAAGTGTAGTTATCTCTGTTCCTCTACCACCTTCTCTTCTAGGTAACCAAAAGTCTTCTAACATCGACATGTGTTTACGATCATCCTTGATCTCACCTGTCTCTGCGTTATACACTAATTTATTTCTATATTTGTGCATAACATCGGCAAGGTATTGTTCTGCCTTTGCCTTTGGAAGGTTACCTACATCAATGTAGAATATCCTTCTTTCAGGAGCTCTTGAAATCCTATAGATAACAAGGGCATCCTCCATCATTGCTAACTGATTTGCAGTCTTCAATGCTTTGTGAAGATATCCGATTACAACATTTCTACTGTAATCTAATAGTCCACTGGTAGTGTATGTAACTGCCTCAGGGGCAATTCTTACAACATTACCATCTGTTGATGAAGACTTATCGAATCCTTTATCATTAAACATGTAAAATTCTTCGATCTTTGAAACCCTTTCGACTTTAGTCTTAGGGTCTTTTTCCTTCTCAACATTCCTGACCTTCTTAATTTTAAGTGGGTCAACATTTCTTAAGTCGACAACACCTAACTTAGGTCTTTTGCTGTCTACGACCTTATGGAAGTAAATTCTTCCATCAACATACCACTTTCTGAATATTTCATGAGAGTTCTGATTGAACTTCATTAAGGATAAGATGTGACCAAACTCGTCTTGCATCTTGTTCTTGATGCCGTCAGAGAGTTTAACATCTCTGAGATCGAGTGCTACAATCCTATCTGTAATATCAGATGTGATACACTCATTGACAATATCTTCTATTGCCGAATCACATTCAGGTACTAATGATGTCTCACGGTATCTACGAATGAGTTCTGCCTCATTCTTAATACCACCTTCCATATCAACATAGGCACCGTATGCGCCTCCTGATATGTACCCAGCCTGTTGTTGTATGACTGGAGTGCCATCATCGTCAACTGGAGGTACAAATGACTTTGCATTCTTTACCTCCGTTGCCCTTAACTCGTCTTTCTTACGAGTAATTTCGAACCCGAATAATTCCATAATATTATTTAGACCTCCGCGAGGAGGTAGTTTTCACTATTATTACTTGACTCTTTCCCAGTGAGAATATGTGAAATCAACAGTGTATTCCTCCAATGCATCTACAGTTTCGTAACTTAATTCGATCTGAGCAATGTTTTTCGGGAACATGTTGAAGAATTCATATCTCGCAAGGACTGCGTCGTCTTTTCCTAACTGTTCTACAAAAGCCCTAGACAATAGGTAGTCATTAGATGCCATACCTACACCTGAGTCTAGTTCTTGTATATCTTGTTGCCATGCCTCTAAGCCTGACCTTGCAGAAAACTCAGCATCATTGATTATGGTCACTGACCAATCTTCAAATGTTCTGTCTCCAGCAAGTTTAAGATTGTGTCCTCTAAAAGGAACGATAATCTCACCTAGGGTAGCAGCAGGTATTGCAGCAGCCTTACATAGGAACTCAATCCTATTTCCACTTCTAGGAATGAAGACTCTGAAACGGTTAGGTCTTGGGCCACCACCAATCAGTTGTGCTTTAAATTCGTCTATTGTTGCCATGTCTTACTCCTTAAACTGCTCCGTAGATTTCTTCAAACTCAACCCCTGACCTTGCAGCCACGAAGTTTAGTGTGATAAAGTTAATACTTCTAGCAGGTTTCACAAAGATAGAACATACAAATTCGTTTCTATCTATAACTGTATCAGTGTTGTTAGTTTCATCACATAATACTGTGAAGTCTGTTAGACCCCTTCTGTTCTTAACATCTCTTAAGAAAGGTTCTACGGCAGCTCTAAACTGTGCTCTTGTGAATGCATCGTTGAATTCGAAGAGTTGTGATTTAGCTGCAACCGCAATTGCTTTCTCTAAGACAATGAACAACCTTCTGACATTGATTCTATCGAATGCAGATGGTGTACTTAATGCAGTTTTATCTCCGAAAAGAACTGTTCCTTGGCCTGGGAATGTAACTATTGGATTAATTCTTGCTTGATACAAGTCATCTCTCGATGATTGCGATGGGTTAAATGCAAGTTTTGTTATTCCTAGATACTGACCTCTAGAGAATCCCGCTGGTGAATACCAAGGGTCTCGTAATAGGTCTGCTCTTGCCATGATACCTGATGTATGTCCGTTGCCTGGCACCCAACAGTATCTATCGTTATATCTGTCATATTGGTATACCCAACCTGAATCTAATACTGCATAAGAACTTGAAGTAACTGATGCATAATCTGCTACTACATTTGAACTTTGAGTTGATTCAGAAGCGACATTAACGACTGATGCTCTTCGAGGTGAAGCAATTACCATACAGTCTTTACGGTTTTCTGCGATTTGAATTAATTGATTAACAATCGTATTGTGATCTGTTAATAGGTCTCCGTTTGAAGTTCTAGTAGAACCTGTAATTAGGAAACTAACATCCATAGTTTCTGCATCACCGAAATTATCTACATATCCAGCATATTTAATTGCTGGTGTAGGTAATGCACCGTCAGCTCCATCTGCTAGAGATGATGCGATTGGTGCAGAAGGTCTACCGAATGCAGTAGAACCTGATAATGCATGTGTATGAGTGCTATTTACAGCTGGGTGAGTTGATGTACTGTGACCAGTCCACCAAATCCAATCTGATTGATTATTGATTTTAGTCTTGTAGTAGTTAGAAGCACCTTCTGAATTCTTTGAATCAGATGCACATGAAACAAACCCGTAAGTTTCTAGAACTTCGTGTTGTTTACCTGTGATAACTCCGTCTTCGTCTATAACTACGACATGAATCTCGTCTGCACTACCTGAAGCTGCTGTTGCAGATGCAGATGTGCCTGGAGCTTTATCAAATTGATTATAAAACTCCCAATATCTGTGAACTTGAGTTGAGTTGTCAACTGCGTTGACTAATCCAGTTCCAGCTGGTTGGTTTAGGGCTTCTACGGTTATTGTTCCTGTTGCAGTTGCTGTTACTCTATATTCTTGAGTATCAGTACCAAACCTGACGATATCTCTGACATTGAAACCTGTTTCTGCTGTAACACTAATAACTGTCTGACCAGCTGCTTCTGCAGCGTCTAGAGTAGTTATATTGTCATTGTAATATGCATCGGAAGATGCACATACTGAAACTTTCAATGAGTTTCCAATTACGCCTGGATATTTTGCAGTCCATGCCCCAACGGTTCCCGCTGCACCACCATCTTCAAAACCTGTTTGATATGCATCAAGGTTTTTGATGGAAGCATCGGAGTCTCCTCCTGCGTTTGCGTTATAGGCAGTTGCACTTGCAACACGAACAACTTTTAATGATGAACCATATCTTAAGAAAGCCTCTGCTGAATAGAAATCCTCTGCACCTGCGTCTGTGTCTGCTGGTGTAAAGAAATGGTCTACCAAACCTTTGCTATCTGAAACTGATACTACTTCATCAACAGGGCCCCATCTAAATGAACCCGCGAATCCTCCAATAGTAGAAGATACTGCAGGCACAACATTTGTCAAGTCAACTTCTTTGACTTGTACGCCTGGTGATACTTGAAATGCCAT